ATTGGTACATAACGGGAACACGAGGCCGGATCGAGTCGCTGCAAGGGCGACGCCGGCTCCCTCCGATGTCCTGACCAGCGAGTATCAGCACGATGGCGAAACCTTCCCGGTTGCGCGGCGGCGCGCCTGCCCTCCGTCCGGCCCATGCGGCGAAGGCGCGACGGTCGTCCGGCGTGGCGCGCTGGGGGCGGGTGTTCCTGGCGGAACTGGCGGCGACCTCCAACGTGAGCGCGGCGGCGCGCAAGGCGGGGGTCTGCACCTCGGTCGTCTATGAAGCGCGGCGGGCGGATGGCGAGTTCTACCGGCAGTGGCAGGCGGCGCTGTGCGAGGGTTACGAGCTGCTGGAGATGGGGCTGTTGCAGCGGCTGCGCGACGGCGAGGTCAAGCCGGCGGCGGGTGCCAAGAAAGGCGTGCGGACCTTCGACAACGCGACCGCCCTGCGGCTGCTGGCGGCGCACAAGGACAGCACGGTGCGGGCGCGGGCAGTGCGCGACCAGGCCGACAGCGAGGCGATCCTCGACGCGATCAACGCCAAGCTGGAACGGATGCGGCAGCGGCAGCTGGCGGCGCGGGCCGAGGCGGCGGCCAAGGCTGAGACCGGGCCTGCGACCGGTCATGAGTGAGGCTTTCGCCGATGGGGCGCTGGAGGCGGCGCTGGCGTTTCTGCTGGACCATCCGGTGGAGGAGCGGCGCGCGCTGCTCGGGCAGTTCAACGAGGACGAGCGCAAGGAACTGGGGTGGCATTGGCGCCTGTGGGCGCGGCCGAGCCAGACGGCGCCGGCGGGCGAGTGGGCGATCTGGCTGGTGATGGCCGGGCGCGGGTTCGGCAAGACCCGGTGCGGGGCGGAATGGGTGCGCGAGCAGGCCTGTGGCGAAGGCGCGGCGCGGATCGCGCTGGTCGGAAGTTCGCTGGCGGAGGTGCGGGCGGTGATGATCGAGGGGGAAAGCGGGATCATGGCGGTGAGCCCGCCGGACCGCCGGCCGCGCTTCGAACCTTCGCTGCGGCGGCTGAGCTGGGACAACGGCGCGGTGGCGACGATCTATTCCGCCGGCGAGCCGGAAAGTTTGCGCGGCGGGCAGCATAGCCATGCCTGGTGCGACGAGATCGGCAAGTGGGACCTGGCCGGGAACCGGGCGACCCAGGCCTGGGACAACCTGCTGCTGGGATTGCGGCTGGGCGAGCGGCCACAGGTGGTGGCGACGACGACGCCGCGGGCGGTGCCGCTGGTCATGCGGTTGCTGGAGGACGCCGAGGACGGTGGGACGGTGGTGACGCGGGGGCGCACCGAGGACAATCTGTCCCACCTGCCGGCGCGGTTCGTGCGGGATGTGCGGCGGACGTTCGGAACGTCGGCCCTGGCGCGGCAGGAGCTGGATGGCGAGCTGGTGCTGGACCGCGAAGGGGCGCTGTGGAGCCGGGCGCTGCTGGAGCGGGTGCGCGAGGCCAGTGGCGATCATGGTGGAGGCGGGCCTTGGGCGCGGGTGGTGATCGGCGTCGACCCGCCGGCTTCGGCGGGTGGCGATGCCTGCGGGATCATCGTCTGCGCGCTGGGCGAGGACGGGGTCGCGCGGGTGCTGGCGGATGCGTCGGTGGCGCGGCCCAGCCCGGAAAAGTGGGCGCGGGCGGTGGCCGATGCGGCGGCGGCCTGGGGGGCGGACCGGGTGATCGCCGAAGCCAACCAGGGCGGCGCGATGGTCGAGAGCGTGTTGCGCGCTGCCGATGTCGGGATGCCGGTGCGGCTGGTGCGGGCGCACAAGGGCAAGGCGGCGCGGGCCGAGCCGGTGGCGGCGCTCTATGAGGCGGGGCGGGTGCGGCATCGCGGCGATTTTCCCGCGCTGGAGGACCAGCTTTGCGGGCTGATGGTGGCCGGGGGCTACGAAGGGCCGGGGCGATCACCGGACCGGGCGGATGCGGCGGTCTGGGCGCTTGGTGAGCTGTTGCTGGGGCGGCGGGCGGAGCCGCGGATTCGGACAGGGCTTTAGGCGTGCGCCGCGAGGTCTGCCCGGGCGGGGGGACTGCGCGGGCGACGCGATGGACCCTGAAACAAGTTCAGGGTGACGAGTGATGAGTTCAGCGTGACGAGTTTAGAAAGGGCAGTCATGTCGCTTTTCCAGTCGATTGCTGCCGCCTTCAAGGGCGGGGATGGGCGGGTGCCGTTGGCAAAGAGCTGGGTCTCGCCTTGGCTCCATGCCGATGTTCACGGGGGGTGCGAGCGGGGGCCGTTCGTCTATGCGCGGTCGGTGCGCTCGGCTTATCTCGACAATCCGATTGCGCAGCGGGCGGTCCGGCTGGTGGCGGATTCGATCGGGGGGGCGCCGCTTTCGCCGTGTGATCCGGCGCTGGCCGGGCTGGTCGGTGCGACGAGCGCGGGGCAGGCGCTGCTGGAGACGCTGGCGAGCCAGTTGCTGTTGCACGGCAATGCCTTCGTCCAGGTGATGAAGGACGGGCTGGGGCGGCCGCTTTATGCACTGCGGCCGGAGCGGGTCGAGGTGATCCTGGGCGGCGACGGCTGGCCGACCGGGTTCTGCTATCGGCTGGAGCAGCAGGCGATGACCATTCCGCTGACCGACGCGGACGGGACGCCGAACGTCATCCATGTGCGCGGGTTTCATCCGAGCGATGATCATTATGGCGCCGGGTGCCTGGCGGCGGCGGAGCAGGCGGTGGCGACTCACAATGCCGCCGCCGCCTGGAACCGGGCGCTGCTGGAGAACGCGGCGCGGCCTTCCGGCGCGCTGGTGTTCGACCCCAAGGATGGCGGCGGCCTTTCGGCCGACCAGTTCGAGCGGCTGCGAACCGAACTGGCCGGCGCCTATGCCGGGACCGGGAATGCCGGGCGGCCGATGCTGCTGGAGGGCGGGCTGAAGTGGCAGGCGATGAGCCTGACGCCGGCCGACATGGATTTCGCTTCGCTGAAGGCGGCGGCGGCGCGGGACATCGCTCTGGCGTTCGGGGTGCCGCCGATGCTGCTGGGGCTGCCGGGGGATTCGACGTATGCCAATTATCGCGAGGCCAACCGGGCGTTGTGGCGGCTGACGCTGCTGCCGCTGGCGGCGAAGCTGCTGGGGGCGATGGCCGAGGGGTTGGCGATGTGGTGGCCGGGCGAGCGGCTGGCGGTGGACCTGGACCGGGTGCCGGCGCTGGCCGAGGACCGGCAGGCGCTGTGGGCGCAGGTCAGCGCGGCGGATTTCCTGACGGCGGACGAGAAGCGGGCGATGCTCGGCATTGCCGTGGACGGTGCGGCGTGAGCGCGCGCGAGGAGATGCTGGCGCGACTGATCGCGCAGGAGGTGGGCCAAGGGGCCGACCTGGTGACTCTGCGGGCGATCGTCGAGGAGGCGAGCGAGCTGGGGGCGAGCCGGATGCTGGCGCGGATGGGGCTGGACGATGCGACGGCCAGCCGGGACATGCGCGAGTTGCGCGGCTTGCTGGACGCCTGGCGGGATGCGCGGCGCAGTGCGTGGAAGGCGGTGGTGGCCTGGCTGGTGCGGGTCCTGCTGGCCGGGCTGCTGATCGGCATTGCGGTGCGGATGGGCGGGATGGAGGCGCTGCGGTGAGCGGTGCCGTGCGGTTTGCCGGCTATGCGGCGCTGTTCGACCGGCGGGATTCCGGGCGGGACACGATCCGGCGGGGGGCGTTTGCCCGGACGCTGGCTGAGCGCGCGGGCGGACGGCGCGGGCCGTTGCCGCTTTATTGGCAGCATCGGCCGGACCAGCGGATCGGCTGGGTGGAGCAGGCCGAGGAGGATCTGCGCGGGCTGAGGGTCGTGGCGCAGATCGACAATGCCGATGGGAGCGCGGCGGCGGCGCTGAAGGCGGGCACGGTGACCGGGCTGAGCTTTGGCTATCGCGCCCGCGGGTTCGAGCGGGACCGCGAGGGGCGGGAGCTGACCGACATCGAGCTGTTCGAGGTCAGCCTGGTCACCCACCCGATGCAGCACGGTGCGCGGGTGCACATGGTTGCCTAGGCGCGGTTTGAAGCGGTGCCTGCCGAACGCTTCGTGAGCGCGGCCGGCAGCGGTGTTCTGGGCGAAATGGACCCTGAAACACATTCAGGGTGACGAGGATAGCGTTTCAGAATGTCGAGAATTGCATTCGATTGTTCTGGTTCGAGGCGGGCCGCCTGGGGGCGGCCTTTGAGGAAGGTGAGAGCCCCATGAGTGACATCGATAACGGGAATATGGCGGACGGCCTGAAAGAGTCGTTCGACCTGGTGGCGCGGGCCGAGGCGGCGGATGCGGCGCTGGGGGCGCTGCGTTCGGAGGTGGAGGAGGTGAAGTCGCGGCTGGATCGCGTGGTGCGCCATGGCGGGCGGCCGGTGCTGGAGGGCGGCGACATCGGCCGTTCGCTGGAGCTGAAGGGGTTCGTCGACGGCTATCTGCGGCAGGGGCGCGAGGCCGAGCTGAAGTCGATGTCGATCGGCTCGGCGGCGGATGGCGGCTATGCCGTGCCGACGCAGATCGATGCGATGATCGCCGCCCGGGTCAAGGCGCTGAGCCCGATCCGGCAGATCGCCCAGGTGGTGCAGACCGGGACGGCCAACTATCGCAAGCTGGTTTCGCTGGGCAACACGACTTCGGGCTGGGTGGCCGAGACCGAGCTGCGGCCGGAGACGACTTCGC